TGCACAAGGCCGGGGACTGTTTAATGGCAATTTCTACATACTCCGAATTAAGGACTACGGTCGCGGACTTCCTTAACAGGGACGATCTAACTGCGGCTATTCCGTCCTTCATTTCATTAGCCGAGGCTGCGCTTAACCGCCGTCTTCGTTCACCGGAAATGGTGACACGGGCTACCGTCACTATTGACGCGGAGTATGAGAACCGCCCATCCGATTGGATGGAAACGATCCGCTATCAGGTTAATACCAATCCAATCACGGTTATGGAATTTGTAACGCCGGAAGAAGCTATCATCCAGAAGACAAAGTTTTCTGCGGCTGGCGTACCGATGTTCTTCTCAACTGTTGGCACTCAGTTCCAGCACGTCCCTGCGCCTGACGGCTCTTACACGGGTGAGTTGATGTACTACGCCCGCGTTGCTGGTTTGTCGGATTCGAACACATCTAACTGGCTTTTAACGGCCAACCCTGATATATACCTCTATGCAACGCTCGTTCAAAGCGCGCCATATTTGAAAGAAGATGAGCGCATTGGTGTTTGGTCTAGTATATTAGATCGCCTGATGGCTGAATACGAAGTTGCAGAACAACGGGCCAAGACGGGTTCAAGTCGGTTGGCTTCTAGGACAAGGACGTTTGGTTAATGCCTGATACGACAACTTCAAACCTTGGCCTCACTAAACCTGAGATCGGTGCATCCGCCGATACTTGGGGCAATAAGCTAAACACCGACCTTGATCTCGTCGATGCGCTCTTTGCCGCTAACGGCACAGGGACGAGCGTTGGTATCAACGTAGGTGCTGGGAAAGTAGCCGCTATTGCGGGGACGCTTAATGTCACCGGCACTGTTTCTGGTGGCGTTGTCGCCCCGCTTGCTTCACCGACATTTACTGGCACGGTTGGTCTGCCTTCGACTACGAGCATCGGCGCAGTCTCCTCAACTGAGATCGGCTACCTCGATGGCGTAACGTCGAACCTTCAGACGCAGCTTGATGCTAAACTGGCCATCACGGCAGCAGCGTCAACTTACGCGCCGCTGGCCGGTCCAACATTCACTGGCACGGTTACGCTTCCATCGACGACAAGCATCGGCGGCGTGAGCGCGGCAGAGATCGTCTACCTTGATGGCGTGACATCGAATGTGCAGACGCAGTTGGATGGTAAAGCGGGTCTTGCTTCTCCTGCGTTCACTGGAACGCCGACCGCGCCAACAGCCACCACTGGCACGAACACAACTCAGGTGGCCACGACTGCTTTTGTGCAGCAGGTCGCGCTTAACAATCAGCTTCCTTTGCAGACTGGCAACACGGGTAAGTATCTTACCACTGACGGCACAAACGCAAGCTGGGCGGCTATTACGGCACAAGTTTATCCGAGTGCTGGCCTTGCTGTCTCAACTGGTTCTGCGTGGGCAGCGTCTATCGCGCCCGGCACTTCAGGTAATGTCCTAACTAGCGACGGAACGAACTGGGCATCTAGCGCGCCGCCATCGAGCGCGGTGCAGTACCCGCAAAATGTTCAGAATGGCAACTATACGCTGGTTCTTGGCGATGCGGGCAAGCATATCTACTCCGCCAACACTGGCGCACAGACCATCACAATCCCGACAAACGCATCGGTTGCTTTCCCTCTTGGCACTTTAATCACGATTGTGAACGAGGGGACTACCGCAATCCTCCTGTCAGCATCGGGCGTAACCATAGAAGCCAACGGTAGCACAAGTGCAGTTTCAAGCCCTATCGTGCCTGTAGGTGCGTCTGTTCAACTTCTTAAAATGACCACAAATGGCTGGAAAGTCACATTTGGCACTATTAAAGCTGGTGGGACTATTACATACCTTGCTGTTGCGGGTGGTGGCGCTGGTGGTGGAAACGCTACTTTCGACGGTAACGATGGCGGTGCTGGTGGTGGCGCTGGTGGTTATTTAACCAACACTTCAGTCTTTGGGCTGGGAACATTAACCATTACCGTAGGTGCTGGCGGTTCTGGCAGCAAAGGCTCTAACTCCGTTATTTCTGGCGTTTCGGCAGTAACAGCTATTGGTGGTGGGTTCGGTGGCTTTAACTCCGTCGTTAATACTGGCGGCGGTGGTAGCGGCGGTTCTGGTGGTGGCGGCACTGGTAACGGTTCTGTTGGAGGCTCTGGAACAACCGACCAAGGTTTCGCTGGCGGCAATGGTAATGCCAGCTCTTTCACCGCTGGCGGTGGCGGCGGCGGTGCTGGTGCTGTTGGTAGTAATGCTGTATCCCAAGCCGGTGGCGCTGGCGGCATTGGCATCGCCTCATCAATTACAGGAACTACGGTATTTCGCGCAGGTGGTGGCGGAGGCAGCGGCTACAACGGTGAGGGTGCTGGAGGACTTGGTGGCGGTGGTTATGGTTATGGTAGTGGTGGAACCGCTAATACCGGAGGTGGCGGCGGTGGCAGTCGCAGCTACGGCGCTGGCTACACTGGTGGTTCTGGCGTAGTAATTTTAAGCATACCGCTGACCGAATATACCGGAACAACAACTGGCTCCCCAACCGTAGGCCTAGTTAATGGCAACATAATTTTGACATATAACGCGTCCGGTACTTACACAGCAGGTGCTGGTGGAGCGTCTTACTATAGTGTTGACGCCCTTGTCATCGCTGGTGGTGGTAGCGGTGGTAGTAACGGTGGCGGCGGTGGCGGTGCTGGCGGCTACGTAGCTAATACGGGTGCTACGCTATTTGGAGGAAGCGTATATACCGTCGTCGTCGGCGCTGGCGGTGCTGCTGTGGCACTTTACAGCGTCGGCCAAGACGGTGTTGCCTCTTCGATAACTGGTGCAGTCTTTACAAGCACGGCTGTTGGCGGCGGCGGTGGCGGCGGCAGCTTTGGCTCTGTGGGCCGCACGGGCGGCTCAGGCGGCGGCACTATGGGCACTAGCGGTGTTGGCGCTGGAACGGCTGGACAGGGTAACAACGGCGGTACCGGAACCTCGTATCAAAGGGGTGGCGGTGGCGGCGGCGCTGGTGCTGTTGGCGGTAACGCAACCTCTTCTGTAGGCGGCAACGGCGGTAATGGCTCTGCTTCATCAATCACAGGCTCATCAGTCACACGCGCTGGTGGTGGTGCTGGTTCTGGTACTTCTGCTAATGGCACGGCTGGCACTGGTGGTGGAGGTGCAGCAGCTACTGCTGGAACTGCCAATACAGGCGGCGGCGGCGGCGGTGGTGCTACTAGCGGCAATAGCGGTGCTGGCGGTTCGGGTGTGGTTATCCTCTCAATCCCCACATCCAAATACACTGGCACGACAACTGGTTCGCCGACGGTTACAACCAGCGGTTCCAACACAATTCTAACATTTACTTCATCTGGGAGTTACACGGCATGAGCCATTTTGCAAAAGTAGAAGGCGGCATCGTCACCGAAGTTCTGGTCATCGAGCAGGACGTTATCGACACGGGCCTATTCGGAGACCCTGCGCTTTGGGTGCAGACATCCTACAACACCTACGGTGGGCAGCATCCGGAAGGCCGTCCGCTGCGTAAGAACTATGCGGGCATCGGCTTTACCTACGATGCGGAACGTGATGCGTTCATCCCGCCACAGCCATTTGTGTCATGGACGCTTAACGAAGATACTTGCCTCTGGGACGCGCCAACACCGCTGCCAGATGACGGCAAGCCTTACCGTTGGGATGAAGCCACATTGGCTTGGGTAGAAGTCGCCTTGCCACAGGGAACATAGGATCATGGACACTGAAACCCTTTTCACGATCCTCGGCTTTGTCATCACCGCCCTAAGCTTCATTGGGGCGCTGATAACTGTCTGGGTAAACCTGACCAACAAGCTTACGCTGCTTGAAGCGCGACTTGGCTTTGGTGATGAGAGATTCGCGGCCATCGACAAGAAGTTTGACGAGGTTATGATGCACCTGCGCCGGATTGAAGACAAGCTGGACAACAAGGCAGATCGGTAATGGCGTTTAAGCTAGGCCCACGTTCCCTGTTAAACCTTCGTGGTGTGCATCCCGATTTGGTGCGCGTCGTTAAACGCGCCATCAGCATTTCCAATATCGACTTCACTGTCATCGAGGGGCTGCGGACCCCCGCACGGCAGAAAGAACTGTTCGCCAAAGGCGCGACCAAGACGATGCGTTCGCGCCACATTCACGGCTTTGCGGTTGACATCGCGCCGTATGTAGCGGGCAGCATTCGTTGGGACTGGCCGCTGTTCGATAAGATTGAAGCGGCCATGAAGAAGGCAGCACATCTTGAGAATGTGTCGATCACTTGGGGCGGGGACTGGAAGTCGTTTAAGGACGGCCCGCATTGGGAACTTCCGCACGCTAAATACCCAGACCCAAAATGACGATTAAAGAACTTGAGACCGCGCTGCTTGAGCGTGTCCGGGTTTGGTGGCGTCCGGTCACATGTGTCGGTATTGCTTGCGGTGTTATTGTAAATGCGGTAGCCTTGCCCATTGTAAACAGCCAGCCAATCTCCCTTACGGACTTGGCGGCTACGATTGCATCTTGTGCGACTATATTTGCGGTAAGAGAATGGGGCAAAATAAATGGTGCGGATTAATCCATTCATGGGTTATGTGGCGGCAGGCGCTCTTGCTGTTGGCCTTACCGCCGGGTGGAAGGTCAAAGACTGGCAGTGCGATGCCGCGTATTCTGCGGTTCTGGAAAAAGCTGAGAAGCAGCGCCAGCAAATGCAAGGACAAATAGATGAGGTTTCAACGCTCTACCAATCCGAACGAGATAAAGCCGATGTGGTGGTCGCCGGAGAAAAGCAAACCATCCGCGAGATATACAAGACTTTGCCTGCTGTTCCTGCTACTTGCGCTCCTGACCCTCGCCTTATCGGGTTGCTCGAAGGCGGCGTCAATCGCGCCAATGCCGCAGCCGCCAGCGAACCTAGCGAGTAACTGCCCGCCGCTTCCCTCGCCACCAGCTACGCTTATTGATCCTGAGCGCGCTATATGGGAAGTCGATATATTAGCTAAATATGGTGACTGCGCATTGCGTCACCGCCGAACAATAGAAGCATGGGAAGAGGCTGTAAAAATTCCCAAGAAGTGATATAAGACCTAAGACTTTAGGTACGGATAAAAATATGGCGCTCATTCCGATTAACATTCCTCCCGGCGTATATCGCAACGGCACTGAACTTCAGTCCGCTGGGCGGTGGTATGACGCCAACCTTGTGCGTTGGCATAATGGAACAATGCGCCCGATTGGTGGATGGCGCGTTCGTACCACGAGCGCCACAAACGGTGTACCGCGTTCTACAATCGCATGGCGTTCAAATGACAGCACTCGCCGTCTTGGTGTAGGGACTAACACAAAACTCTACAGCATGACATCGGCGGGTGTTCTTGTTGACATTACGCCTACAGGATTTGTCACCGGCCCGGCTGACGGTAGCGACAACACCGGCTACGGCGACCTTACTTACGGCAGCTACACATACGGTACGCCGCGTCCTGACATTAGCCCAGTTACCGAAGCAACCACATGGAGCCTCGATACTTGGGGCGAATACCTCGTGGCCTGCGCCACATCGGACGGCAAGCTGTACGAATGGCAGTTGGACGATGTTACGCCGGTCACCGTTGCTGCGCGGATTACTAACTCTCCCGCGAATTGTGTCGGCCTTTGCGTTACCGATGAGCGTTCGATCTTTGCGCTGGGAGCCGACGGCAACCCCCGTAAGATTGCGTGGTGCGATCTCGAAAACAACACTGTCTGGACACCCTCATCCACGAATCTGGCGGGCAGCTTTATCCTGACAACGCCGGGCAGCCTCATGTGCGCTCGTCGTGTTCGCGGCCAAACACTGGTTCTTACTGATGTGGACGCACACGTTGCCCAATATGTGGGCTTGCCGTTCACCTATCAGTTCGAAACCGCAGGCCGAAATTGTGGTATCATCTCCCGCCAAGCTATCGCCGTTCTCGACAATATGGCTGTCTGGATGGGCAACCGTGGCTTCTTCATGTACGATGGCTATGTCAAGCCGATGCCGTCAGATGTAGAAGACTACATCTTTTCCGACCTAAACACTTCTCAGCGTTCCAAGATTGTCTGCGTTCCGAACGCAGAGTTTGGCGAAGTTTGGTGGTTCTACCCATCTGCGTCATCGACCGAGAACGACCGCTATGTCGTTTGGAATTTCCAAGAAAACCATTGGGCCATCGGTACACTGGCTCGTACTTGCGGCGTTGACAAGACCGTGTTCAACTACCCGATGTGGTGGTCGCCAAGCGGTGAAGTTTACGACCATGAGTTTGCGTTTGTCCGTCCGGGTGGTGGAGATGTGTTCGCCGAGACTGGGCCAATCCAGATTGGTGAAGGCGACCGTATCCTGCACATCAACGAGTTGATCCCAGACGAGCGGACACAGGGCGATGTGACGGCGACGTTCATCAAGAAGTATTACCCGAACGGGGAAGAGACAACCTACGGGCCGTACTCCTTAGATAACCCAACGTCGGTGCGCTTCAATGGGCGGCAGATCAACATGCGCGTCGATGGCGCACGCAACGTCGATTGGCGTGTAGGCATCATGCGGCTCAATGCTATTCCGGGTGGGCGTCGATGATCTTAAAACTTCCCCCACCTCCCGCTCAGTACGACCCTGCGTATGAGGCGCAGCGCAATCGCCTTATTGAATTGGCGGTTAATAGTAAGTATGAACAAGGGCTTGATGTGGGCATCTATCCGCCTGCCCGTCTTATTATGCGGGATGCAGATGGGCATGATGTAGAAATATACGTAACTCACTCCGAACAAGTACGGGCAAGGCACGCGTAATGGGCTGTCAATTCATTTTGTTTTGTGTTAATAACGAAGGATTAGGCGGCCAAACCGCTTGGGGAATATAATGGCGGAAACTACTACACAAACTCAGGCGCTCAATCCTTTTATTCAGGATATTCTGGCGCGTAATTATACAGCCGCACAGCAAGTCGCGGCTATTCCGTATCAGGCGTATCAAGGGCCGCGCATTGCGCAGTTCCGTCCTGCTGAAGAACAGGGTTTCCAGACCGCAATCAACGCTGCGACCCAGCAAGTTGGGATGCCGCAGCTTAACCAAGCTACACAGGTTGCTCAGCGCGCAGCGGGTTACTCGCCACAGCAATTCCAGCAAGATGTCACCGGCTTCATGTCGCCGTTCCAGACCAACGTCATCGACGCCACGATGGCACGTCTGGCACAGAGCCGCGCCGAGCGTGACGCATCAACGCGGGCGCAGCTTGCTTCATCGCGGGCATTCGGTAACGAACGTCGTGGTGTATACGAAGCGCAGCTTGCAGCCGAGCAGGATTTGAATACTCAGCAGACGCTGGCGAACCTGTATAATCAGGGATACACGCAAGCCGCTGGGTTTGCACAGGGTCTGCCAGCACAGCAGCTTGCGGGTGCACAGGCTCTTGCGGGCTACGGCCAACAGGCGCTTGGCAATCAGCAGGCTTACGCTTCGATGCTTCAGGGTACGGGTCAAGCACAGCGCGGCATGGCTCAGCAGAACCTCGATCTGGCCTACAAGGACTTCCTCGAACAGCGCGGCTTCCCGCAGCAGCAGCTTCAGACATTGCTCATGGGGTCGCAGGGTCTTCCGTCTCCAATCACGCAGACGACAACTTCCCCCGGCCAGTCAACGCTTAGCCAAGTCGGCACGGCTGCGGAGACGCTTGGTACTCTTCTTGAACTTCTACGGAGGAGATAATTAGATGTCGATAAACGCCCTACTGCAAACATTGATCCCGAAGCGCACCCCGCAGGGTGGCGTAGTGCGTTCTGTTGGCGCTATGCCGTCTATTGATATGGCAGGTGTCGTGCCCCAGCCCGCAGCAGCACAGCCCGGAGCAGCACAGCCCGGAGCAGCACAGCCCGCGCTTTCGCCGACGGCAAAGTACATTCAGGATATGCAGGCCCTCATGAGCGGCGGCATTAACCCGTTATCAACCGGCGAAAAGATTAGCGCGATTGGCCAAGTACTTCGCGCCGCAGGTAGCCGAGGTGCTCAGGCTCCGTCCGCTGTTCTTCAGGGCGTGCGCAAGCAGCAGATGGAAAAGCTGAACGCTCAGTATCAGATTGCCCAGTTGCAGCAGGCTCAGCAGCAAGAGCAGCAGCAGCGCGCATTCATTAAGCAATTCGCATCGTCTTTGCCAGAAAGCCAGCGCGGCGTTCTTGAGAATGCGGACCCCGCAGAAGCATTTAAACTGGTGCAGACAGAAGCGTTCCGCCAGAAACAAGTGTTCAACCGTGACCGCGATCCGGCAACGGGCAATGTGCGACTGACATTTGGCGATGGTTCGTCTGTCGTTACAGATCAGAAAATGCCGTCCAAGACACGCGAGATTGACGTTGGCAACGCGGTTGAAATTCGTAACGAAGATACGAATGAACTTGTCCTGACGATCCCGAAGCAGATGACCGCTTTTCAAGCCCGTAGTTTGGCGCTTGATGAAAAACGCTTTGCTCGTGGCGATGGACGCGGCAGTGGCGGTGGTGGAAGCGCGCCGTCGTATCAGTTCCGTACTACAGCCGATGGCAGAATTATGGCGTTTGATCCGAAGAACCCAACACGCGCTATTGATACCGGTCAGAAAGGGCCGACATCCTCCAACCCCTTTGCTGGATTTCTCCCGCCAGCAACCGGTACACCAATCATCCGTCGATAGGATTTTGAATGGCTGAAGTGAAGCCAAAAGGCGAACCAGTATTCCTGAAAATTCCGGCCACTGGGGAGACGATCACGCTTCCCGGTGTAACGTCGCTTAACAGCAACGATGAACTTAAAGCTGCGGCTGATGCTTGGATTGCAAAGAACTACAAAGGTCCACTGCTTGCGGCTCCTGTTGTCGCACGAACGCCAGCAGAAGGCGAGAGTGTTGTTACCGCTAATCGGCAACCAGAACTAACCGCAGTTACCCCGACTACAATTACGGGAGGTGTCTATGACGCCCTTGCTTCTGGCGTTGCGAATGTAGCGGGTTTGCTTCCCGGCTTTGATGAACGTGGTGCGGTACAGTACGGCCAAGACGTAGTTCAAAATATCGAAAGCCTACTCGGCCTTAACGCAATCGAAACCAGTATCGGCGATGTCTTAACAGGTCGTGGGACAGGTATAGATTATTTAAACACTGGGCTTACCGTTCTGCCATTTGCGGGTAGGCCAGTAGCGGCGGGTCTCCGTCGTGTTGCACCGGAGACTAGTGCGGCTATTGGCCGCTTTGCTACTGGCCCCGGCGCAGTTGCGGATGAAGTTGCGGCAGCAGTTCCAGAGTCCGCACTGTCCCCAGAGATGGCCGCAGTTGCTAAGACCGTTACTCCAACCCCTGTTGCGCCAACCACGATAGCTAAAGCGGTTGAGTTGCCGGAAGCCCCCGTGGCCGCAGCGGCAATCCCTGAAGCTGCGGTAGCACCGCGTAATGCAGCGTATGATCTGCCAGCGTCTACCCCCGAAACAGGCAAACCCGCCATCGCGGCTATGGAAGTAAAGGGCCAGACGCAGCCTGTGCCTACCGCTGAAATTGGCGGTAAGGTTGCTAACTTCGCCGCAGACTATAGCAATCTGGCTGGCCTTCAGCGTCCAGCGGATATGCCGTTCTCTGAGTTTTTCTATCGTCACTTCAAGGCAGGCACTCTTCCGGAAGAAGAGGTGTCTAAACTCGTCACAAAGTACGACCTTAAAGACGAAGACCTGTTCGAACTTATCACTGGATCACGTCAAGGTCTGGGCGATGCCGCTCGTGTGATGCAGCGTTTCAGCATTGCCAGCCGTTACGTTCCTAAAGAAGCAGCCGACATTGCTAAACTTGGTCTTCAAGAAGCGGACGGTATGGACTTTTGGAAACGACTATCCAACACCTATCGCGGGGCGCTTGTGTCGAGCGTTGCCACCACGATGCGCAACGTCGTGTCCTCCGGTGTTCGCGTACCTATTGACGCAGCAACGAACCTTATGGATAGCGCGGTCAACGCTGCGGCTAATCCTTTCCGTAAAGAAAAAGTTGGCGTTAGCCCATTTGACGCAGCAGCTTTGCTTACGGATCGTTTCGCTCCGGGCCGGAACGCTAAGTTCTGGGAGCAAATGAAGAACGTCCAGCCGGAAATTAACAAGGAACTCGCGGCTACTTACGCCGCCGATGTGGCACGCGTAACTAAGAAGGATGCCTTTGCTAAGGTCGAAAAGGCGGTTGATGTCGCCAACCTTCTGAACCGCGTTACCGAAACCGCAACGCGCAAAGCGTTGTTCCCGGTTATGCTGCGCCGAGAAGCAACTCGTCTCGGCCTAGACTTCAATGAACTAGTGGACACAGGCGGTATCGCCCGTCTTCCCGAAGAAGCATGGACGAAGGCGCTCGACGATACCCTTGGCTTCACCTATTCGGCGCGCTCTGAAGTTGCCGATAAGTTCAGCGAGATGCTGGACAAGATGGGCAAGGTTGGAACCGTTGCCCGTGTTGTCGGCACAACTGTTATGCCGTTCCCGCGTTTCATGATGAACGCCATGAAGTTCCAGTTCGACTATAGCCCGGCCGGTTTCACAAAGCTGTTGACCGAAGCCGAACGCGCCAAGTTTGCTAAGGGCGATGTGTCGGCTGTGTCGAAAGCTATCGTCGGCTCGTCGATGTTGTACGGTGCGTATCAGTTCCGCAACAGCGAAAACGCTGGCGAGAAATGGTACGAAGGCCGCTTGCCAGACGGCCGGACTGTTGACCTTCGTCCGTACTTCCCTGCGGCTCCGTATCTTTTAGTCGCCGATCTCATCAAACGCGCACAGGATAACACCCTCGACCAAGCGTTCGAGACGAAAGATATTCTTCAAGGCCTGAGCGGCGCGCAGTTTCGCGCAGGCACGGGCCTCTATGTAACCGATCAGCTTCTAAAGGATTTGTCTGGCGCAAGCGGAAACCTCGACAAAGCCAAGACGATTACGACAAGCTGGCTGGCAGATGTAGGCGCTGGCTTCTTGCAACCGTTCAGCACGTTCAAGGATTTCTACGCCCGGTACGACCCGGAAGAAGCGGTCTACCGTGACACCAAGGATAACCCCCTTGGCGCGCTTGTCCGTCCAATACCCGGAGCGCAGCAGGCGTTGGGCATCCCGGCCGCGTCATCGGCGACGCGTGAAGGGCCATTGACCACTGAAGACCCGGCGTTGCGTCAGCTTCTCGGAGCCACAATCCGCCCGGCCAAGAACATTGTCGAAAGCGAACTGGATAAACTCGGCCTTACGGCTTACGATGTGGGGTCAAAGACGGGCGAAGTTGCTATCGACCGCCTTGTTAACCGCGACCTCGGCATCATCGCCGAGCGCGGGATCGCACCGTTGTTGCAATCCCCTGAGTATCAGAACCTCGATAACGTCGGCAAGTCCGCAGCGATCAAAGAGATTTACGCTAAGGCGCGTGAAGCAGCCAACGCTAAGTTTAACGCGGAGAACCCCGAACTTTCTTTGCTAAAGAAATTTAAGGGCATGAACCGCGAAGAGAAGATTATGCTCAACCGCCAAGTCGAAGCCAGCACAGGCATGACCGCCGATACATTGTTGCGTCAGTTGAGCAAGGCTCCTCTCATCAAGAACCAAGAACAATTTGACGCGCTTCCTGTCGGTACTGAGTACACCGATCCCGGCGACTATAAAGTCTATACGAAAGGCAAGTAATGGCCAAGAAGAGTAGCGTTAAAGACATGACATGGCGTCCGCAGCCAAAGTCGAAGCGTCGCCACAAACCCGACGGGCTTCGCCACCGTAAGTCTTTGGGGCCACGCAGTCACTTGCGAACTAGCTTCTGATATTATACACACCGCCCATGAAGTTCGTGGGCATTGATCCCGGCGCGTTCGGGGCTGTTGCTATTCTGGATAAGGATAGCCGGGAACTTGTCGTCATCGACATGCCTACTCTTAAAGTCAAACGTGGGCCGCGTGTCGTCAATCAGGTTGACGCGCACATGCTGGCCGATGCCCTGCGGCCGCATGTATCCGGCGAAATCAAAGCCCTCATCGAGAAGGTTCACGCCATGCCGGGCCAAGGTGTGTCCTCGATGTTTAGCTTTGGCCGTGCCGCCGGTATCGTCGAAGGTGTCCTCGCTGGCCTGTCTGTGTCTTTTGAGTTGATACCGCCTGCGACTTGGACTAAATCTATGCGCACGTTCGGAGGGAAGGACGGTAGTCGTCAGCGGGCACAAGAGTTGTTCCCGGATTACGCCCATCTCTTTGCACGGAAAAAGGACGACGGTCGAGCCGAAGCTGCGCTTATCGCTTGCTACGCCGCCGAGAGGGAAGACAATGAACCATCTATTCGATTACCAAAAGGTCGGCGCAGACTTTCTCTGTAAGAACCCGGCTGCATTCCTTGCCGATGAGCAGGGCCTTGGCAAAACACTTCAAGTGATAGCAGCCTGTGATATACTCGGCCTCACAAAAGTCGTCGTGATCTGCCCGGCCATTGCCAAGATCAACTGGCGGCGTGAGTTCGAGCGATGGGGAACTGTCGAGCGCGAAGTCAAAGTCTTCAGCTACGATAAAATCACACAGTCGAAGGAGGTCCGCAATGAAATCGCAAAGTTTGAGCCAGACGTTCTCGTTCTGGATGAGGCTCATTATCTCAAGAACCGTACTGCTAAGCGCACAAAGTATCTATATGGCCAGTACTGTCGCGGTGATGGCCTTGTTAAGTTTGCTGATCGTGTTTGGCTTCTTAGCGGTACTCCCATCCCTAATAATGTCAGCGATTTCTGGACCCATCTTAAAGCGATTTGGCAGTACCCACTAAACTTCGCCGAATACACAACGTATTTTTGCAAGACATGGAGCGGCCAGTTCGGTCTTCAAATCCTTGGCAACAAAGCCGAGCGCATGGCTGAGTTCAAGACCGTACTCCGGTCGATCATGCTGCGCCGCAAGGGCGAAGTTGTGCTGAAGGATTTGCCGCCTATCTGGTGGCAGAGCGCACCTGTCGAGATAGAAAACTGGAGCGACAGGAAACACATCGACGATCCACGCCAAGCCGAAGCGGTCGATATGATCCTCGCGCATTCGCTGACAAATCAGGACTTGTCTACCGAGATAGAGAGCATCGCCCCTCACATCGCGTCACTGCGTAGGCTGACGGGTGTAGCCAAGGCAGCGCCCATCGCCGCACAGATAGCGGGCGAGTTGGCTGATGATGCCTACGACAAGATCGTTATCTTCGCCTACCACACCGACGCGATCCAGACGCTTTACGATAGGCTGAAAGACTTCAACCCTGTCGTCGTTGCAGGCGGCATGGCTACCGCCGACCGTCAAGCGGCGATTGATAACTTCCAGACCGACCCGAAGGTGCGCGTCTTCATTGGCCAGATCACGGCCTGCTCGACAGCCATTACGCTGACAGCCGCAAATCAGGTGGCGTTTGTGGAGATGGATTGGGTTCCGGCGGTAAACGCGCAGGCGGCTAAGCGTTGCCACCGCATCGGCCAGACAAAGCCCGTCATCGTGCGGACGTTTGGCCTTGTCAATTCTGTTGATGAGATTGTGGCTAAGACCCTAGCCAAGAAAGCCCAGATGATTTCTGAGGCTTTAGATTAAGAAGGGCCGGGGCGACTTCCAACTCCCCGGCCCTCCCTTTTACTTAAAGCAAATCGTCAAGGTCGGAGATGTCTGCGGACGGACGTTCCGTCGCAGTGAACTCGTCCGCAGCAGACAGGCGGCCATCCATACGGGGGCCGTCGGCTACCTTTTGAAGATTGCCCAGTGAGAAAGCAACGCCGTTGTTGCCGTTGACGCTGTACGCATAGGCGCGCAGCGAGGCGCGAACCTTTGCACCCGGATAGATTTCTTTAGGGTCGGTAATCGGAGCAGGCTTGCCGTTCTCGCCAGCAAACTTGCTGACCACACCGGGGGCTTGCTTAGATTTGACGTTCATGAAGACCGACCCTTCAGGGTAGCCCTTCTCCTCGCCATCGTTACGGAAAGGCATACGGATTTTGCCGCCTTCCATGAGGCTCTTTGTCTTGTCTCCCCACTTCTCCTTGGCCACAGCCGCAGCCGTTGCTTTGAGTTCGGACATGTCTGTGCCGTCAGGGAATACAAGGCAGCAAGAATAAACTGGCTCACTTGCACCCGGAGGTGTCTGTGGTTCGAACACATGCGGATACGAAATGATTGCTTCTGGTGTAATAACTTTTGACATCGGTATTTCCTTATTCAACGGTAAAGTCATCTGCCGCCAACGAGGCGACAGCGGGACGGTTATCTGTATCAGCGACCATTGATGTGCCGGATGATACAGCTATGACGAGCGATGCGGGCAAGTTCTTCTTGCCCACAACACGCTCGATCTGCGGTGGCGACTTCAACTTCTTTTCGTAGATGTCGTCGTCATCGAGACCTTCTTCTGTGGCCCAAGCCACAAACTCTTCTTCAACACGCCAGCGGCGGGTCGGTCGTTTCTCAACCAGCTTATAGCCGGGAAGACCACCGCCCGTTTCCAACAAAGTATTGGCGTGGCGGCGTAGAGACTTAATCCACTCTTCGATCAGCGGAATCCTTTGCAGATAGTCCGCGACCTCCTGTGGGGTTAGGTCATTGACGGTTCGTACTGTACCGAACTCGTCTTGTGCGACCTCAAGGGCGTTGTTGCGCAGGGCCGAACAAGTCCCCGCCGCAAGGCAGAACTTGCAGTGGTCGCCAGAGATGCGCGGTGCGTCCGGCTTCAGCGACGCATGTGCTGCATCAATCAGGTCTGTGCCAAAGTCCATAATCTCGTCGCGGCTGTAGCTATGCGACCGCACCGGCCCATCAGGGTGCATGGCGCGTGGTTGTATAACGACCGTTATAACTTTGTTGACCGGAGCCTTCTCGCCAATCTCAAGGATTGCGCCGAGCGCATAATATTTAAGCTGCTCGTTGTCTGCGACTTCGACCGCAACGCCTTGGCCGTGCTTATAGTCGAGGACGTACAGCGTTCCGCTTTCTTTGCCGTAGATGATGCAGTCCGCCGTGCCGAACATAGGCATGGGCGGATCAAGTTTGTCTAGGCTGAAGCGTTTCTCATAGCGGCACAGGCTCGGCTCCAACGCAGCCGTCTCGCGGATGTGGTCGATGTAGACCTGCACCGCACGGGCCATGTTGTCGTCAACCTTGTGGCCGTTATGCTCTTGGCCAATGAAGGCGAAGGCATCTTCATGTCCATTGACTAAGCAGAACTCACCCAGTTCATGCGCCGCCGTACCCAGTTCGGCGTAGGGTGAACTCTCGTTAGGGAACGGAGCCTCGGCTGCGAGTGAGCCGGGGCAGTTGATGCGGCGCTTCGCATTCGACGCGCCAAACTTAGCGTGTGCTGTCATTTCCGATA